TTGGCCGCGGCAGGCGTAAGATCGATCACGCGACCCCTAATTTGTGGACCACGGTCATTTATTCGGACGACCACGGAACGTCCAGTCCGCCGGTGGGTAACACGCACCCTGGTGCCAAACGGTAGAGTTCTGTGCGCTGCGGTGAGAGCCCCTGGCGACACTCGCTCGCCGTTTGCTGTACGTCCATAGGAGTAGACACTGGCAATGCCAGTTTCAGCCGCCATACAGTGAGATGGAATCATAATTGCCAAGGCAAACAATGCGATCTTGATGTTCATTAAATTTCTCCTTCAAAACGCAACAAGACGCTCACCTAAAGCAATTATCGACAATGGTGTCGGTTCCCTACGTTCGCTTCCTTCTTCATGGGCTCGAACAGTTGATATTCCAGTTTAGTCTCACGGTCCCCACTGGGCGCGCTTGCGGCCATATCCTTACCGTGCGGGTATCGACCGACCTGCTGAAGAAAATTGAGAAATGGCGAAAGCGCTAGAGCGACCCCATTGATGGCCGTTGGGACAAACCGCCCTCTTGCCGACGAAAGCGATAAACCTCGGCCGGCGTTGTCGATAAGACGCCGCACGTTCCGCGTTGCCAGGCGATATGTGGCTGGCCGAGGATTGTGATTTCCCATGATACATCAGATCCCCCGAGTTGATGTTTGGTGACGGCGGTTTGCGGAAAGACGGCGTGAGATCGTAAGGTGACGCGCAATATTTGCAAGCGTATGAGGGTCGGTTAAATGCGACGATTGCAAATCAGATTTTGCACCGAGGGCGACGAGCTAGACGCGGTGATCGCCAAGACGCAATATGAGTTTTGGGCGACGCATTGCGAAGTGATTTTTCCTGACGGCCAGGCGCTCAGATTCGACGATGATTCGGATCGTTGGCGACTTGAAAACGCGCCGGACCAGTGGATTCGCCAAGTGATCGTCGAGATTTGGGTTTCCGATCTTAGCGAGCAAGTGTTCTATGAATTTCTCGAGCGTCAAATCGGCAGCGCGTACGATATCCGGCCCTATGCCGGCGTGCGTTGCGATTTCGACGCTCGAGACGGCAAGCGATGGCAATGCGCCGATCTCGTCTATGCCGCGATGCTCGAGGCCGGAATCATCAAATCCAATCCGCGGGAGCTCCAATTCCTGACGCCGCGTGATTTGTTGGTGGTGCTCGGGGCGCTTGTCGTGCTACCGCCGACCGAGGTAACGCAAGCAAATGCAACCGCGAGTAACTCGAGCAACCGAGGAGGCGAATCAAATGCAACCGGATGAACCCACGGAACCGATGCTTCAATTTTTTCAGTCCGGACACTTACGCGACGATTCGCAGACAATCAGCAAACCGTTTGGTGACATGGCCAGATGGATCGCTGAAACGCTGCCACGCAATCCCGAGCGCACCGTCGCGCTGCGCAAGTTGCTCGAGGCGAAGGATTGCGCCGTGCGCGCGCGTCTGTATGTTTGATCGCCGGGCGGACGGCGGGACTCGGAGGCGACATGACACGCATTCTCATAATTCTCGCGATGATCGTCGCGACGCCGGCGATCGCGGGCCCGCGGCTCGACTGGCACGATGAGGAATATCACGGCGGCCGCGGCGACCGCGATCATCGGCGTCATGACGGCGATTGGCATCACGGCGGCGGCGACGGCCGGCATCATGGCGGCGGCCGATGGTGGCATGGCAGATGGTTCCCCTGGGGCGGTTCGTGCTGGCAATGGCACTCCCCGCCCGGCGGCTGGGTTTGGACCTGTCATTGAGCGTGGGGCCGGCGTTATTGCGAAGATTGATCGATGTTCTATCCGATCTCGAGCGGACCGCCGGAACACTTGCCGCCCTACGATCCGGCGCCTTCCATAACCAGCCAGCTTCGGCACTCTCCGCTTCGGCCGGCGGCCGAGTCTTCCCGTGGCCGGGATGACTCGGCCATTCCAAAAGTATCGTTCGGCCCGCGGCCAAAATTTCGCTTTCCGATGCGCGGCGGTTTTCATCGGTTGCCCGTCATCGGGCCGTATTTCGCATTCGAGCGGGGCAATCCCAATCGGCGCCGGGCCCAGATCAATCAACTCATGCGGCGGCCGTGATGGCGAATCACCGAACACCGACCGTGCTCAAAGTGCTTCGCGGCAACCCGGGCAAACGCGCGATCAAGGCCGAGCCGATGCCGGCGATCGCCGACGAGATCCCCGAGCCACCGCCGTTTCTTTCCGCGTACGGCCGCGAAGAATGGGCGCGCCTTTCCCCCGAGCTCTATCGCCTCGGCCTCTTGACGATCGTCGACGTCAACGCGTTCGCGGCATATTGCCAAGCATATTCACGTTGGCGCCTGGCCGAGGAAGCGCTCGCCGTCGGCGAGCTCGTGACCGCGGATCAGCGCACGAAAAAAGCGCCGCGTGATGAAAGAGAATCCGCTTGTGCATATCGCGGCCGCGGCCGCCAAGGACATGATTTCATATGCCGGACAATTCGGGCTCACGCCGGTCGCCCGATCGCGAATCTCGCTCGAAGGCCTCAAGCCGCCAAAATCGAAATTCGACGGATTACTCGCGGGATAAGACACGGGCCGAGCGCGTCATCGCGTTCATTGAACGCCTGACGATCCCGAGCGGGATCGGCAAGGGTAAACCCTTCAAACTCAAGCCGTGGCAAAAGCGCTTTATCCGCGACATTTACGAGCCGGTCGACGCCAACGCCAAGCGCATCGTGCGCCGGGCGATCCTTTCCATTGCGCGGAAAAATGGAAAGACGGCCTTGATTGCCGCGATCGTGCTGGCGCATCTGGTCGGCCCGGAAGCGACGGAGAACGGCGAGATCTACAGCGCCGCCAACGATCGCGACCAGGCGGCGATCGTGTTCAAGTTCGCCAAGCGATTCGTCGAGCTCGAGCCGGAATTGCGCGTTGCCGTCGACATCATCCCGTCGACGAAAACCATGATCGGCCGGCGCACGGCCTCGATTTATCGCGCGGTCTCGGCCGAGGCCGGCACCAAACACGGATTCCTGCCAAGCGTCGTCATCTATGACGAGCTCGCGCAATCGAAAAGCCGCGAGCTCTATGACGTGCTTGATACCTCTTTCGGCGCGTGCGAGGAGCCGCTTTTCATCGTCATGTCGACGCAATCGAACGATCCCGAGCATATCCTTTCGAAACTGATCGACGACGGCCTGGCCGGCACCGATCCGAGCATCGTTTGCCATCTCTACGCGGCCACCGAGGAATGCGAGCTCGACGACCAGGACGAATGGCACCGGGCAAACCCGGCGCTCGGCAGTTTCCGCAACTTCGAAGATCTGGCGGCCGCCATCCGCAAAGGGCGGCGCTTGCCGGCCGAGGAAGCCAAGGTGCGCAATCTTTTTCTCAATCAGCGCGTGTCGCCGTCGACGCCGCTGATCTCGCGCGGCGAGTGGATGCCGTGCGCCGGCGACGTCAATTTCGAGGACGGCGAGCCGGTCTATTTGGGGCTCGATCTCTCGAGCAAGGTCGACTTGACGGCGCTCGTTATGGGCTCGGCGTCGACGCCGGTTTTGCGCTTATTTTCGGAACTTCCCGCCGACGCGGTGCGCGTCCGGCCATTCTTTTGGAAACCGGCCGAGTATCTGATCGAGCATTCCGAGCGGGATTTTGGCAAGGGCTCGCGCCGTTATGAGGAATGGCACCGGGCCGGATTGCTGTTCGCAAGCCCGGGCAAGACCATCGATCCCGGCGTGATCGCCACATTCATCGCAGAGTTGAGCGGGCGTTATAAGATCGTCGGCCTGGCGTTTGATCGCTGGCGCGTCGACGATCTGTTGAGAGAATTTGATCGGATCGGATTACAAGCGTACAAGGACAACGAGAAAGACGGCGACGGTGTGCGGCTGGTCTCATGGGGGCAAGGTTTTCGAGACATGGGACCGGCGATCGACGCGATGCAACTAGCTATCATCGATCGCAAGCTAATACACCCAAACAATCCGGTGCTTAATTGGAGTATGGCGAACGCGGTCGCGACAATGGACCCGGCGGGCAATCGCAAGCTTGACAAGGACAAGGTACGTTTTCGCATTGACGGCGCCGTCGCTTTGGCGATGTTACTTGGTCTCAGATCGCGCGACCGCAAAAAACAAGAAGTCGACATCGAAACTTTGATCGCCTGAAGGGGATCAACCATGCTGGATCGGCAACGGCAAGTGCGGCAACCCGAGCCGGATGACGACGAAAGCGAAGAGGATTTTCTCGATGGTTGCGTTGATGAAATTGGCGACGCGGTCGGCGAAGATATCGCTTATGAGGTATGCGGCAATATCTGGGACGAAAGCCGCCGCGGCAAAGCGCTCGTGCATAAAACGCACGCCGGGGCCGTCAACGGCCTCGAGTTCGTTCTATCTGATGAAACGCCCGATCGAATGGGCGACATCATCGCGGTCAACGGCTGGCATCTAGAAAACTTCAAACGCAACCCGATCGCTTTGTTTGGCCACCGCTCGGATTTTCCGATCGGCAAATGGTCGAAAGTGCGCGTCGAGAACAATCAATTGCGCGGTCACCTGGAAATGGCGCCGGAAGGCGTATCCCCGCGCATTGATGAAATTCGGCGGCTGATCGATGCCGGCGTCCTTCGCGCCGTGTCGGTCGGCTTCAAAGCGTTGAAATACGAGCCGCTCGATCCCGACGATTATTGGGGCGGCTTGCGCTACCTCGAGCAAGAGCTTGTCGAGACGTCGCTCGTATCTGTACCGGCGAATCCGAACGCTCTCGCCGTGGCCAAGCAACTGAAAATTTCCGCCGAGACGTGCAATCTCGTGTTTGCCGAGCATGGCCGCAGAACACACGAGCGAAGGCGTCGTCGAGGCCTCAATGGCGGGCACGCCGAAACCTCTCGAAATGCGAAACCTCGAAACATGATTCCAATTGGTCAACGCATCACTGACACCGAGGCGCGCATCGTCGCCTTGCGTGATAAACTCACCGAACATCTTGGCAAAGTCACCGACGAGGCGGCGACTGACGCCGATCGCGCCGTCATCGACGAGCTCAACGCCAAGATCGCCGACGAAACCAGAACCCGCGACTCTCTGAGGGCCGCGGAACAATCGCTGGCGCTCACGAGCTCCGGCGAGCGATCGAGCGACAATCCGTTGCCGGGCGCCGGGACCGGTATCGTCCCGTATAAAGCCAACGGCGGCGGCGCGCGGCCGTTTGCTCTGCCGGCCAAGAAAATCAAGCCGGTCGACTACATGTGGCGCGCGCTCACCGTCGCCGTGCTGCATCACCATCACAAAGGCGCACGCTCGCCGCTTGATTTGATCAAAGAGCAATACGGCGAAGACGAACCGACGCGGGCCGTGTTCGACGCGCTCGTGCTGCGTGCAGCCACGGCGCCGGCGACGACGACGACAAGCGGCTGGGCGCAACAGCTCGTGACCACCGTGTTCGGCGAGTTTATCGAGGCGCTGTTTCCCGTCGCGATCTATCCGAAACTCGCGGCGCTCGGCGGCTCGTTCTCGTTCGGCCGGGCCGGGATCGTCTCAATGCCGCGGCGGCAGCAAACGCCAACGATCGCCGGCTCGTTCGTCGGCGAAGGCGCGCCGATCCCGGTCCGTCAAGGCGCGTTCGACTCGATCCAGCTGACACCGAAGAAAATGGCCGTGATCAGCACCTTCACGCGCGAGATCTCGGAACATTCGACGCCGGCGATCGAGGGCTTGATCCGTCAACAAATCATCGACGATACCGCGGTCGCAATTGACGCCGTTTTGCTCGACAACGGCGCGGCAACGCCGATCCGGCCCGCCGCGCGGGTACGCCGATCGTCGGGCCGCCGGGCCCGCAAGGCGTCCCGGGCCCACAAGGCAATCAAGGGCCGCCGGGACCGCCGGGCAATACGATCCTCAACGGCGTCGGGCCGCCCGTCGACTATATGGGCCGAGACGGCGACTTCTACGTCGACACGTCCGCGAATTACATGTACGGCCCGAAGGCGAGCGGGCATTGGCCGACGACCGGTTATTACATCGTCGGGCCGCCGCCGTGGTCCGCACCGACGACCTGGGCGCCGAGCACGGCCTACACGGCGACACCGCCGGCGTCGTGCGTGACGAGCGCCGGCTCGTCCTATGTTTGCATCGTCAGCCACACGAGCTCGTCGAGCTTCAATAACGATCTGACGGCCGGCAAGTGGTCGCTTCTGGCGCAGGGCACCACCGGCGGCATCAGTGATGCGCCAAGCGATTCGACGACTTACGGCCGACGCAATGCGATCTGGGTTAACGTCGTCAACCGCGCCGGCGACACGATGACCGGCCTTTTGGTCCTATCCGGCGATCCGACCGCGTCGTTGGGCGCCGTCACCAAACAATACGCCGACGCCAAGCTATCCGATGCGCCGAGCGACGGCAGCGACTACGGCCGCAAAAATGGCGCTTGGGACAAAGTCGTGCCGCTCGCCGGCGGGACAATGACGGGCGCGCTCATTCTCGCCGCGGACCCGGCCGCCGCACTCGGCGCCGCCACCAAACAATACGCGGATTTGCGAATCCTGCGATCCGGCGACACGATGACGGGCGCGCTCATTCTCAACGCCGATCCCTCGGCCGCGCTCGGCGCCGCCACCAAACAATACGCCGACGGCAAAGTGGCGAAGGCCGGCGACACGATGACCGGCTTGCTTGTTCTGTCAGGGCCGCCGACGGCGCCTTTAGGCGCGGCGACGAAGGCCTACGCCGACACCAAATTGTCGGACGCTCCGGTCGACGGCAGCGACTACGCCCGTCGCAACGGCGCGTGGGATAAGGTGCTCCCGCTCGCCGGCGGCACAATGGCCGGAGCGTTGACGCTATTCGCCGATCCGAGCGGCAGCTTGGACGCGGCCACCAAGCAATACGTCGACGCCGTCGATGCGGCCAACGTGAACAAGGCCGGCGACACGATGACCGGCTTTTTGACGCTCAACGCTGATCCGACGAGTGGCCTGCAAGCGGCCACCAAACAATACGTCGACACGCATGTCGGCGGCGGCCTGGTCGACGCGCCATCAGATAGCAAAACCTACGGCCGTTTGAATGGCGCATGGGTCACCGTTTTGAATCTAACGGGCGGCACGTTGACGGGGCCGCTGATCTTGGCGGCCGATCCGACGGCGGCGTTCGGCGCTGCAACCAAACAATACATCGACAATCATGCGCCGTTGCCCGGTTCTGTTCGTTATGACACGGCGCAGAGTTTGACCGGCTCGACGGCGGCGGGCGATCCATCAGGTCAACAGCAACAGGGACGTCAAAATATTGTTGCCGCTCCGATGGACGCGTACCTTCCATTTAACGTAAATGGTCAGTGTGCATGGTCTCAAGAACTCGGAACGACTGGGTTCAATGCGACGAACGGCACGCAAAAATATTTTGGCGATATGTGGGTTTGCGGCATGGTTCACGGTGCCGGCACGGGAAGCATCATGACTCGAATCACTGGCGGCAGCGGTTTCCCGCCAGATGGCTTGCTCGTCTGTCAACCAAACAACAACAACTTTGCAACGTTAGCAAACAACGATGCTTATTATTGGAGAACTATAGTCGAGAGCTCGCGCTTTGTCAGAGGATGGTGGGGCACGGCCGTCGCCTTCCCGATCTCTTACGCATTCTTATATAACGTTGCCGTGAGCGGTGTCGCATTGTTGCGAGTGTTCAATGGCACCGCGGCGACCAGATGGTTCTATCGCGAGATACCGTTGACCGCTGGCGCCTGGAATATGGCGAGCGGCACCATTCCCAGCGATACCGCGGGGATGTGGACGGCGTCAGGTAACAATTCGACCCTTTGTTTTGATCTCGTGTTTGCGGGCAAGCAGTCGACACCGATCTCGGTCGCTGGCGGTCAGTTGGAGAATTGGACGACTTCGGCGAGTAATTTGCAATCAACAAGCTCGACGAATTTCCTCGGAAGTACGGCAAATTTCATCAACATCGGCGCAGTCTGGATCGGCTGGGGAAATGAGATGCCGCCTTATAATAGACTGATGCACGCCTTCAAACCAGTCAATCAGGAATTTCCGGACGTTTCTCGGTTCTATCAAGTCATCAAAGGCGGCAACGAAGGATATAACAATGCCGGCGCCAGCGCGAATTGGGGCAGCGGTTCTAGCCCAACTTTACCAAGTGGCGGCAAAAAGTGAATAAAATCAACGGCAGGGCCTCGAAAGTCTCCACTACAGCGAGGGGCGAGCCGGCTTTCCCG